TTTTTATCCGGAACAACACAATCAATATAATCTAAAATTACCATATCTATCTTTGTTCCGTCAGCAATCATCTTTCTAATCTCATTTTTGATTTGAAGCATTGTTTTGGTGTCAGATGGTAATTTTTTCAAGATTAGTTCATTTGGCATAGATTCCTTGATTTCTTTTACTTTTTGCATTACCTCATCCCTTTTTTCTGACAATTCGTCAGGATGAATTTTTGTCCAAAGGGTAAAATGTTTCCTTTGTATCACTTTTGGGTTGTCTTCAAAAAAGATTTGAAGAACGTTAAATCCAAGGTTAAATGCGTGATTCGCAATCTTTGTTGTTAGAGTAGATTTTCCAACTCCGGTCGGTGCAAGTATTACACCAATTTCACCTTTAGCTAATCCTCCTTTCATTAGTCTATCGATACCAGGTATTCCCATTGGGATTGGGTGTCTGTAATCGTCATCTAGCACTTGATCTAGGTTTGAAAAGACATCCATAGCACTTGTGTCTTTTGAACCAACCAATAAGGCTTCTCTTACTAATTCTTCTAACGTGTCGTAGCTTTCAAACTCTCCACCGTCAATAATTTTTTGTGCCTTTTTCATCACTTTCTGTAACTCTTGTTGTTTACAGAATTTAAGTGCTTTTTCTTGTACGAAATCCACCCCCTCGATAGGTGCATCCTTGATTTTCTTAACAGTATCAAGGACAACTTTAATAGCAGTTTCCTGTTGTAATTCAGATTTGGCTACTTGTTCCAGAGTATCAAATGATGGTGTGTGGTCGTATTTTTTATAATACTCTTTTATCATCTGAATGATAATTTTAAAATACTTATTTTCAAAATAATTATTCTCAATTACATCAATGATTGAATGTGAAAATTCTTTGTCTACAATAATTTGGTTAAGTAATTGAATTTGAAAATTGTTTCCGAGATACTCAAAGTTTTTGTTAGTCGCCATATATTTTTCTTATGTTAGTAATGATAAATACTACTACAATTAGATAAATTGTGGATAAAAATAATTAAATTTTTTATCTGAAAAAATGTCAGTAAGTTCCGACAATATGCTTTTCAGCTTTGGGCGTAGGTCTACGGTATATCTCACCTTTGGTGGGTATACTTTTGCGTCAAATGATCTCTGACAAATTGTCATATTATCTACCTTAATATAAAGGTTAAAATTTTCATCTCCCTCCGTAATTGATGTGTTTAACACCTCCGGATTTTCCATAATTTCATATTTGTTCTCCAACATATAAACTACGGATCTCATTTTTAAATCAGTTTGTAGGGAGTTACAAAAAGATTTGATGTAGTCATAAAACTCTTCTGATTTGTGGGCATTTTTATTAAACCCTTTAACATTGAAAAATCTTTGTACCACAATGTTGTCATTACACATTAACAAAAATTCAACTTTTGTTACATCTTGTTCTCTCATTTTTTTACTTTTTTGGTTTGTTTCTAAAATTTGTTTTTTCTTTTCTCGATAGTTTTAAAAATGGTCTTAAAAAATTTACCCAGGCGTCGTCACCTTTTGGTAGAAATTTAAAAAATCCGTCCTCCATCATCATTCTAATTAAGTTTCTATGTCCTCTTCCGTCTGGATCCAATGACTCGGAGTAATATAAACTAACTAGTTCTTTTCCTTCATCTGAAATAAGTGGGTTTGCAAGGTCCACCAATTTCTCATTTATGACAAAAAACTCTTCTCCAAAAATCCCTTCTTTGGTTTTACCACTAAGTAGATTTTGTAAGGCTACATTTCCTTTTTGTTCTGTTAACAACTTTTCAGCCTTGGTTAAAATATCGGTATATTTAACCTCACTTTCAAGTATTTCTGGAAATAATTTAAGAAATGTTTTTTCACCAAGATAAAAGATACCATCAATATTATCCGAACTATCACCGGTTAATATTTTGTAGGTTTTAATATTATAGTGGGGGATTTCAGATGAATCCATCTTAATTCCATCCCCCAGTTTATAATATCTCTTATGTTGTGGTGAGTATATAGAGACCCTATCGGAAATAAGTTGTGTTAAATCCCTATCTGAAGAAAAAATAGTCTTATCTTCATCCTGTGATATTTGACAATAATAAGCGACCAAATCATCGGCCTCTGATTGTTCAACTTCTAATTGTCTTACAAACATCTCTTCAAGGTATTGTTTTACCCTCTCTTTTTGTTTTAAAAAAGATTGTTCTTTAAAATCTTCGTCGTCTTTTTGTTTACGATTTAATTTGTACTTTGGGTATATAATTCTTCTTTGTGATGATCCGGTATCGCTATCCCAAAACACAACAACTTTATTGTAGTTATTTTCTTCTAAAAATCGTCTTAGAGTGTTTAAAAAATGCCAAGTACCACCAACGTGTTCACCTTTGTTAAAAAAGTCTCTAACACCGTGGAAACCGATTTTTAGAAGGTTATTACCATCTACCAATAAAGTTTTAGTCATTTAATTCTTCGTTTGATTGGTTTGACAATACTGGTTCTTTTTCAACAATGTAGTCACCAAGGAATTCACTAAATATTGCTTCCATAACTGGTACACATATTGAGTTACCGGCAAGTGAGACATGTCCTTTTGTTGATAATGATGTTGTTAACAATAAATCAATATCTTCGTCACGAACACCCATAAATCTATATCCCTCTCTTGCCGTGATATTTCTTACTCTACCATCTTCAGTCATAATCTGTGGTGAACCACTTGTTGTAAGACAAGGTGAGCAACCGTCAACAGAATATATTCTTCTTGTTTGGTCATAATTTACATCATCTCTTCTTGCTATTAACTTACATATTGTATTTCCTTTTGGTTGGTGTGGTGTGTATGGACAGTCAATGAATAATTCTGGGTCCTGTGTATCCTCAATAAAAGACCTCATTGGGATTCTTGTTTTTTTGTAGTTATCAACATTCTCCATTCTTGTTGCAACATCAGTATGGTCTCCATTAAGAACTGAAATCATAAATACTCTTTCTCTATTTTGTGGACAACCAAAGTCGGCACCATTAAGTAATCTCCAATATGATGTGTAACCAAGACCTCTTAAAAAATAGATATGTTTTTTAAAATTTTCATAATGATTTTTTGAGATAAGGTTTTTAACGTTTTCCATTAACAAATACTTAGGTCTATTTGTTGATAAAATTCTTTCAACATCAAATAATAACCCACTTCTAGTCCCTTCTTTAATACCTCTTTGAACTCCTGAGATTGAAATGTCTTGGCAAGGGAATGAATATGTTAATAGGTCACACTCTGGAAAATTATTGTGGTCAATTTTTGTAATATCACCTAAATTACCCATTTGTGTTTTATGTAAAACATCATAACACTCATTTGCTTGTTTGAAATTGTCACAGTTAGCAACATTTTCATGGTCAACACCAATATATTTAAGTGCTAATTCTTGTGTTCCATACCCGGAAAATAAAGAAACAACTTTTAATTTATTCTTGTTCATATACCTTTTCTTCTTTTAAATCAAATTCACCATCTACACCTATAATTGTTTTCCAATATTCGGCATATTCACTTTTGTAAGTCTCAATAGACTTTTTTTCTTCTGTAGCATCTTTTCCAGGTAAGAAACCGTGTGGGGTTACAATAATCTTACCATCTTCAAAACCAAGTCCATTGATATGGTTTTTCATAACAGATACCTTTGTTCTTGATGCAAACTTCACAGTTCTTTTATCTTTAGTAGCTGTAATTTTTGTTGTTCCAGCACCTTTTTGATTTCCGTATAAAAATACCAAAGATGAGTTTAACCAAATTGCTTCACCACCTTTTGCTTTAATTTTTGGTTGTCCAAATGGATTATCTGGTAATTCAACCCAAGGTTGGTTTACAATAATTAAAGTGTTCTCGTATTTTGAATCTGCTTTTCTTGATCCGGAAATTCTTTGATTAATACCCATACCAATCTTATCTGCTAAAACACTTGCATTGTGTTGTTTCCCACCTTTACCTTCGTAAGTCATTTTACAAGGGACAGAACCAACTGAATCCCACATAATACATAATGAATAGTCTAACTCACCCTTTTCTTGAGCATCTAACAAATCATTAATATAATCTGTAATTTGTTCAATATAACTAAAATTATTATTAAATAGAAAGAATCCGTCCCAAGTTAATTCACCAGTTTCTTCATCAACAACTTCCTCACATTCAAAACCCATTAGTCTTGAGTGTTCAAAAGACCATTTTTGCTCTGTAATAATGAATACCGGAAGAATTTCTTTTTTCTGTGCATCAACAGCTGTTTTTACAAGTGCTGTTGTTTTACCAGTATCAGAATGTCCCAAAAACATATTGATATGCCCCATAGCAGGTCCTGGAAGACCAACAGCATCTAAAAATGCTGGACCTAAATCAAAATATCTTTGTGGTTTGTATTTTGCGTCCGAAGAGAATTTTTTCTTAATCGAACTAAAGTCAGTTTTTTTTATTGCCATATACTTTTTTTATCTAAATATAGTTAATCATTTTATAATAATCATCATTAAAGTTTGGATTTAATTCAAAATTACCGAGATTATTTTTAGTCATTTCGTCAATTTTTTTATAAATAATTTCTTTTGGTGTATCACCAAATCCAGAAACGTGATATGTATTCATTCCCCATCTATAAATCATAGTTGGTTTACCATTATCTTCATAAATTTTTGCATTATTTTTAAACGTAATATCAAAATCTTCACCAAAATTTTTGTCCGGAAATTGGATTCTATTTATATAACTTTTAGTATAAACATTTCCATTATTTACGTTTCCACCGATTTTATCAAACTTATTATGTATAAAAAAATAATGGGTCTTTGGTCTGTATATTTCATACCCAGGATTTGCATTAATAAAACCTTCGGTTATGTTTAAAGCATCCGGACCTAAAAGATCGTCATCATCTAATCGATAAATGTAATTATAAGAACATTTACTAAAACCCCACTCAAGTTTTTTGGAAATACTTGTAAACCTCTCTTTTAAGTTAAAAATTTTTACTTGTGGGTGATTAAATGTATAAACATTATTAGGGCTATCATTTATTACAACCATCTCACTATTTGAATTATTTTGTAATAAAAAAGACTGTATTGCCTCTTCAAGTAAGTGGTGTCTTTGGTATGTTAAAGTTAAAACTGAAATCATATAAAAAAATAAAACTTGGACACCTTGTCTAGGTAGATGTCCAAGTTAATTAATATTAGAATGGTAACTCTTCATCAACATCATCACCGGCTTGTGGGTCCTCAACTTTTGTTTCAGTTTTTGTTTTTCCACCACCCATTGAGATTTCTTCCTCAGAAGTATTACTATAGATGTATTTTCCAGCATCAGAATCCCATCTTGGTGTTTCACCACGAGCAATCGCTTCAAGATATTCAGCTGGTTTTTTAGAGTATACATCTTCCCAAGTAAGTTCGTCTTCCAACCAAGATGTCATTGTTTCTTCGTCTTCGTGAACTGGAGTTGGGTCATCATACATAACTGTTTGGATTACAGTGTAGAAAGCTCCTTTTGGAGTTTTTGCTTTTGTTAATTCGAGGATTAAATCTCTTCCTTTTTCACCATCAGCAACATCACCTTTTGCTTTATAGATTGGAATAATTTTATCAAAAATCCCTTCTTGTTTGTAATTGTGTTTGAATCTCCAGAATTTAGGTCCATCCTGTTCGTTGTCACGGTCAATTACCTTAACAATATAAAACTTACGAGGTTTGTATTGTTTTGCCAATTCTTTGTCAGATTCTTTACCAGTTGACATAAGAACATCATAAACTTCACTTAAAGGTGAACGTTCATTGTCATTTTTTCCTGGATCATAGAATTTCTGCCATTTTCCGTCCACAAGAATTTCGTGGAACCATACCTCTTTAAAAGGTGAAGATCCGTCTGGAGTAGGTAAAATACGGATTTTCTTTTGTGCTTGCTTTTCGTTGTCTTTAAGTATTGCAGCAAAATACTTTTTCATTCTTTCTTCTTGTGACATCTTTGC